TTTGCGGTAAGAGTCACACTGTTATTTAATAAATATTTTGGCACAAGTTGCATAATCTTATGTATTTATTGATATTAAAATGCTGTTAAACGACATAGAAAAGAACTTTCCGTTTATCTCGGTCGTCGAATACGGTGGAAAAGAGTACGTTGGGGTAATCAACAACCAAGATACCTCTATTACCTCTATCTATGTGTACGAAGAAATACACACAAACGCCAGAGAAAAATTCATTAAATTGTGTCAAACTTGGTGGTGGGAAAGCAATAGGATGATCCCTATTAATATTTTTCTGCGTAAAGAATTAGCGAAATTCAAGGATGTCTTGATGATGATGAACACAAAAGATGTCAGTGTAAAGATCGGTCCAATCACAAGCCTTAGTAATCTTGCCATGAAACGAAGCAAGAGAAAATCAGTCCAACTGGTTCGTAAGCCTAAATAATCAAGTTAATTGTTCACAGATAAGATTCATGTGTACAACCACGGCGAATGCATATGATGTTGCGTGAGATTTCTTAAAGAAGTATTTGTCATCTGTTGGCTTTGTCCATACTTCTTGCATTATTGTGTTCCAATCTTTGTGTAAAAGATACCGTTTACTTGGACGTATTATTGCCAACACAGCCGCTAGTTGTTCTATGTTTTTAGGTTTCAATGTTTTTAATATTTCATTATGTCCGTTTAAATGAAAGACTTGATCACTAAATTCTTTTGCTTCTAATAGTTCCCACATCGGTTCTGTTGTCATCAGTTTGTTTAAATGATCGTTGTCTTTTACATCTTTGTAGATACTGACATTTAAACAATCTAGTTTGAAGTAATTTCTATCTTCAGCAGTTTCGTAATCCAGAGTGGACAAGTTAGTAGCAGGATCATGAGGAATTTCTGTGAAGTAGACTCCAGTGTTGTGCTTCTTGCCGTTTCCTAGTTTGGCAATTCTGTGTTTTAGTTTTTCTAACAACACATTTCTATCTGCAAAGTCTATATCTACATCAAACATTATAATACCAATTTGCTGTGTCCACCACCTATTTCACCTTTTACCCAAACATTAAATGACAGGGAGTGTCTTACATTAGTTGTGCTAGTGTTGACTTCAACACTGTGATTTAAAAAACTTGGAAACATAACCAAATCCCATTTCTTTGGACTAATTGCCATTTTAGATTGATGATATAGATAACTTCTTTTGTTAACATAATCAAATTCATCTTTGTGATCTAATCTAACTGTATCAGTAAAAATATTTGTATGATTTTTATCTTTATGAAATACAATATTTGCTGTGTCTTGACAATCTGATAAAAACAATACTCCGGATATTAAACTGTTACTATGATAATGTTCCTGTATAAAATGGTTATGTTCATATCTATTACACCAACTTGTTGTAATAATAAATTTATGTTTCTCGTGTATGTCTAAATATCCATGCATAAATTCACTTACTTGCGTTTCGATTTCTTTTTTAAGTGGCATTAAGTTTTCATTATCTAGCACATAATCATCTTTAGACATGTATGATACTTTGTGTGATCTTTCAACATATTCTATTTTTTCTTTTAGAAATTTTTCACTTTCTTCGTATGGTTGTATTTGTGTCTGACAAAGTGGTATTCCAAATAATGGAACAACATTGTGTTCTTTAATCATAGTTTTGCCTCCTTTATTACTTCTTTCACCATTTCAACATCTGCCGGCAACCGTTTGAACCTAAGTGCCCAATGTGATGGATCCATCACTGGATACACAATCTGTAATTGTTCGTCATTAAAATTCTTCATCATGGTTTTGCCGCTTTTACAATTTAATATTAACCAAGGTGATATCTTTCCGTCTTTGATGTCTATCACTGCTCTATTAAGACTTGCATACCTAAAATAATCACTCCAAGGTGCTTGTTTTTCATCGCCCCAATCCATCATTGTTTTAATTGATCTTTCCATTGCTGTTTCTACACGTTCTCTTAAAATTAAATCACCTGCATATTTTAAATACATTTCTTCTCTACACCAATGATCCAATTTTACACCAGAGGTGACCACATAGTCGATGTATTTGTTAGGATATAATGGTTTTACGTTACTAATAAAACTGCCAAATTTTACAAATGCCGTATAGTAAGGTGATTTACAAAATTCTTCATATGTCTTTGTCTTAGTGGATTTTTGACATAATTCATAAAATCTAACAAATGTTTGAAATCCCAGTTGCACTCTTCGTTCATCTTTTTGTGTAAATCTTCTTTTTTGTTCACACATATGCACTGTTAATGTTTTTTCTTTGGCAAATTTTGCATTACAATATTTGCATGAATAAAGTTTTTCAATCATTAAAATGTTTTCTTAATTTGTTCTTTTGTCATTCCTAAATCTTCTGCCAATTGTTTTAATTCTTTTGTTGTGTTAATACTTGCTAACAGTTTTAATTCATCTTCTTTTCTAGACGGATACAATTTTTCTAAAAACTTCATTGCTTTTGCCGTACTGTTGCTACCTTTTTGTTTGTAACCAATCCACTCATGATATCTTATTGATTTTGTATCATTAGCAGTCATACACAACAAAAACCATAATAACTTTTTGTGTTTGGTCAACGTAAAGAAATTTTTGTTGTAGTACTCGTTTGTCTTGAATATTTGTAATTGCTTTTCTTCGGGTTTTCCTTTGATAGCACTAACATATCTATTCAATAGATAAAACGATACCTGCTTACGTTCATCATCAGATAAGTCGTCCCATACATTTTTAGCATTCATATCGATAGCCGCCAGTATGTCTTTTAAAGGTAGTTTGTTTGTTTTTGTTACCATCTGTTTTCTTTAATTAGATTATACATTAATTTTAACTTCTTTAACTGTATTTGTAAAGACTTGTTTCCTTCATTTGCATAATCTACAACTTCGTTTATCTCTAATTCTGTCAAATACCAATCAGGATATTTTGGTTCTTCGATCAGCACACGTTCACCTTTGCCATCAATTGGTCGAGCATACACAGTTGCTCCACCGTCTGGACTTTCGTAAATCATTGCACTTTCTTTCTTTTTTGGCATTACAACAATGATGTGTACTCTATACTTTCACACTGTCTTGAAATATCTTTTACAAAAAATGCACAATCTGGACTTTTTGTATCAGTCAACGGAGTTGACAATAGTTGATTATTTTTTATTTTTGGAAAGTACCATTTTACATCATTGTAAAAGTTTACAACGTTCACTTCGTAAAAATCTGCTTTAAATCCATCTAGTGGATTAAAAATAAATGCTGAGAATCCTCTATCTGCAATACTTGTTAATGGCACAACTTCAACTGTGTTGCTGTCTTCTTTGTCGCCAACTGCTATACTCCAATCCAACGGCATGGTAATCTCTTTACCATTGATATCTAAAACTATTGCTGGAGCATTAAAAGATTCAATATAAATTAATGGCAAGAAAAAGAAGTCTGGCTCCTTTGGGTTGCTGTTATCTAACACACTGAATGCCATGTCGTCTGACACTGTTTGTGGCATTTTGTTTAGATCGTATGGAGTGTTCTCCACTGTTAATATTTTCATTTGTTTGTTCCTTCCGAAAATGAATGAGTTATGTTACTATGATCATAGTAAAAATATTGTGTGCCTGTTTTGGGTGCTTTGTGTTTTGCCTCTAATGGAAGATAAATGCCTGATGTGAAAGATGTGCCATCTTGTGTTTCTACTCCATGTATGTGCCAAGGATTGTCCACAGCCAATATTGGTGTGTTAGTTGCATAAGCAACCAATTGCGTACATGCATCATGAAAGTTGTCGTGTAATAGTTTAACATGTTTACCTTGATCCTTTTGAGTGTTACTTGCATGTATTATTAAATCGGGTTGTGCATTTTCTTTAAGTTTTTTAGCAAGATTATCTCCACCCCAATAATAATTACCAACAAGATCATTACAGATAAGAGCACCGATCTTTAACTTATCTTCTCCTTTTGTGATTGTTACCACTGGGTTTTTTGTTTCAGGTTCACAGTCTGCATCAAAACTTACAAGTTTAGATTTCTTTGTAGATCCAATATATTCGCCTTCTTGATTATAAAATCTTAATTGATTTGATTTGACTCCGAAAAATGCACCATTAACTTTGTCTTTGTCTTCTAGCCACAGTGTGCCAACAATTAATCCTAGTTTGTGGCTTGATGCATATTCTACTAATTTTTCTAATGCGTCTTCTGTTTCTTTACAAGTATTGATATTGAATGCCATAGTGTTGTAACCACTCAATGATGTTTCCGGTGTAAACAAATAATCTACTTTATTTTCTACCGCCCATTCGCATGCCTTCATTATGTTTTCAAAATTTGTTTTAACATCGTTTGTTACTGGTATTTGTGCACCTGCTATTCTCATTTTGTCCAATCCACCTTTTCTATTGTAAAAGGATAATTTGCTTCCTTATAAAATTTTTTTCTATGTGTTAAATGTCTTTTAGCAAATTTGCAACTTGAAGTAAGATCCCAAATTTGCACAAAGTCTTTGTCTTTGGCTTTACGTATTCCTCTGCCAATCGATTGTATAACTCTCACAAATGATTTGCCAGGCTCAATCAATATTAGATTAAATATTCTCGGTATGTTAATACCTACACTGGCTACACCATATGTTGCAATAATCACTTTGTTGTCTGAATCACTGATTTCGTCATACTGTTCTTTTCTATCTGCCAACTTTGTTTCACCTTGAATAAACACACTATCGTCTATTAGTTCTGCTAATTTTTTTCCTGCTGTAAGTCGATCAACCAGCACAAGAGTGTTACCACCGCTTTTAATTTTGTTACACAATTTTCCAATGTAATCTATTCTTTTTTCATTTGTGACCAAGTATTTTAATTCTTCTTGATAGTTTGTGTAAACTTCTGTGTCAATCAACTGTACCACATTTACATGACATTTAGATAAAACACCTTTATCTTGTAACTCTTTTGCTGATATCTGATTAACAACAGGACCAATACTTGCTAGTATGCTTTGAAATTCAAACTGTTCTTTCGGCACTGTGCCAGTCAGTCCCCATCTCACAGGAGCATTTCTAAGATGTTGTGTTAACAATTTTTTTAACACTTCTGCCTTTGCTTGGTGAACCTCATCTATGATAACTGTTTTCACTCCGTCTAAAAAATCTGCTAGAGTTAACACAGATTCTCCTGCTTTAGATTTCTTATCCAGCACATTTAGACTTTGCCATGTGCAAATTGTGTGCGTACGATTTAATTCTTTTCTGTCGCCGAAATATACTCCCACGTCCAGTCCCACATTTACGTAATCTTCTTCTGTTTGTGTAACCAATCCTTTGTTTGGCACAATCACTAGTGTACGTCCAAACTTTTCACATATACTGCTCAATGCCGCAGTGATGATTGTTTTACCAGCACCAGTGGCAACCTCTTGTAAACTTTGTGGCTCTTTTATAAAATTATTAATAACATCCACTTGATAATCTCGCAATTCGATTGGTTGTCCTTCGCATATGTGTCCTTTGGGCCACGATTTATCTGCAAAATAATCTTTATCAATTTTATCAAATACTAAATCAAATTTATGTCTTTTGTCATCTACTTCTTCTATCTCAACACCCGATTCGTGCAGATATTCTATAATCTTTTCTAAATGATTCACATAACCATTACCACCTAAACCAAAGAAACCAACCTTACCATCCCATCTACCTAATTTATACTGTGGCAAGTAACGTGCATAAGGCACTGAAAATTTAAACTTATTTGCAATCTTTCTTCTAACGTCAACAGGCAATCCTTCGATCTTTACATTGACC